TGCTGCATCAAAGGCTTTATTCATAGCTTCCATAAGCGGACCGCCAATATCAACAGCAATATCCATTAACTTATTTTTTAAAGTTTTAAGTTGTCCTTCAAACGATTCATAACGCTTTTTAGCTTCATCACTTAAAGCAGTATTTTCCTTCCATCCATCTGCTGAAGTTTTTAAAGACTTACTAAGCATATCCCCTGCACCAGATAGTCTTAACATTGTATCAACCTCTTGAGTTGATGTAATACCCATCTTCTTTAAAGCACCTGTAACGTCTTCCCCTGAATCTTTTGCTTTTCCTAAACCTTTTACAAACTCCACTAAGGCACCTGCGGCATCTTCTTTCCAAGCTTTTTGGAATTCACTTGAACTCATTCCAGCTGTTTTTGCAAACTGTTCTAGATTACCACCGCCACTCATAACATCAGAGTTTATTTTTTGCA